TTCATCACACCAGATTGGAGTAGGAATCTGATCATTTTCAATAGGATCTTTGAAAGACAAAAACAAATCAAACTGCCCGTTGAAATAATCATTTGGGTTCTTTGTAAATGTTACTTCATAATCTGCGTTAAACAGATAGTCCATCATAGGCTTGATGGAATCATCGTGATGCCAGTAATCGTGTACCAAAACAAATACTTTTTTACTCATAAGTTATACGTCCTTTCATCACCATTTTATGGCTACGTTTTTGTGAATTCTCGTTTTTTAGATGTGCGTTAAATTCCGATTTATAGGGCTGTCACGCCCTACAGCATATACCCAATTATATCACATTCCACTCTCAAAAGTCAATGAGCGGTTTTGAGCCGTGATGCAAACGGCTCAGTGGTAAATAACTACTATAATGACAACAGCCGCACAGTAAATCAGACCAATAATAGTCCGAAATCACTGTCACGGCTGGAGATTTACAGGCAGACGAGGAATGCGGTGGATATTTAAAAGTTAGTGCAGAAATTGAAATCCCATAATAACAACACCAAGCACCACAAGAATAATACCTGTAGCACGATTTAATGTTTTTGGCTTTGCCTTATTTGCAAATACTGCCGCAATTCTTGCCCATATCAGCGTAAACACAATGCACAATACCCATGTCAGAATATCCGGTGTTCCGCCAATTGTAAAATGCGATATAGCACCCGTCAATGCGGTAAAAGTCATAATAAATACACTTGTGCCTACAGCGGTTTTTAATTCATATCCCATAACGCTGGTCAGAATCAGAAGCATCATCATTCCGCCCCCTGCACCAACAAATCCGCAAATAAAACCAATAATAATTCCACAGATAATGGACTGTATAGCACGTTTTTTCGCTGATGTTTCCGCCATAGATTCTTTAGTGTTCATAACAGGACGAACAATAAATTTTATTCCAAGCAGAAACGTCATAAATACCGAGAAACCGCCCATTGTTGCGGATGGCAGAATACTTGCCACATAGCTTCCGACAACTGTAAAAACAAGCACACTTACCATCATAATTAATCCGTTTTTAATGTCCAGATTCTTATTTTTATGATAAGTATAGGCGGAAACTGCACTTGCCAACACATCAGAAGAAAGTGCAATACCGACTGCCATATAAGGGTCAATACCTAAAAAAGTAATCAACATCGGACTGATAACGGCGGCAGCACTCATTCCTGCAAATCCTGTTCCAAGTCCTGCACCCATACCTGCAAAAAATGTAACCAGAATAGTCATTATTGTTTCCATTATTCTTTTTCCTCCAAAATTTCATCTGAATTTTTACTGATAACCTGCATAACTTCTTCAAAAGCTTTCCTCATATTATCATCAATATGGACAAACAGCTTTTCAAAAAACATTTTTTGCAATTGCTGACCTCGTTCTATGATTGGTTTGGCTTTCTTTGTACACAGTAATTCTGTTTTACGCCTGTCACCTTCTACAGCCTGTCTTGTCAAATAGCCTTCCTGAACCAGACGTTCAACATTTACCGATACCAGATTTGCTTTGATATGGCGTATCTCTACAATATCTCTTGCATTTTTGTATTTCGGATTATTTCCAAGAAACATCAGAATATCAAATGCAGTTTGCGACAAACCCAGTTCTTTACAAAGTGGCTTACACACTTTACTGTATGCAAGTGAAATTTTTCTGGGGATTTCAATACTGAAGTTCATATGTCCTCCTGTTCTTTTTTGAATAGTTCAATTTTGAAGTATTATATCATATTATCATCTTTTTGTCAATGAAAAGCAGGTGAAATTTTGTTCTACACTTTAATTCTTGAAAACGAAGCAGGTCAAAAAATCGACCTGTCCAAAACTGCAAACCGATATATGTTCTCCAAAATCAAAGGAATTGATCCTCCGACAGGAACAGTCAGTACCTCAAATTATGCAGGAATGAACGGCAGTTACCTCAACAATGCCTTCATTGAAAAGCGAAATGTGGTCATTTCCTTTGAAATGCGTGGCTTTGATGTGGAACTTCGCAGGCATGAACTATATCGTGTGGTCAAGCCGTCACGCTACATCAAAATTTACTACTCCACAAAAAATATCTCTGTGTATGCAGAGGGTATCGTGGAAACCTGCGAGGTGGAGAATTTTGGAAAGCTGACCAATGGGCAGATTTCCATTCTCTGCCCTGATATTTACTGGTATTCCACCGAAACACAAATTGCGGAATATTCCCGTGTCAGAGGTGCATTTCATTTTGTCTGCCCTGATAATGACGAACCATTTCCGATTGGTGCATATAATACGCAGGATATGATGACTATCAACAACAGCGGTGATGAAGTTGGATTCACTCTTGAAATCAGCGGTGGGCCTGCGAAAAATCCGACCATTTACAACGCTCTGACGGACGAATATATGCAGATTTCGGGCGATATTCAAAAGGGCGATGTTATCACCATAACTACGAAAACAGGCAACAAAACCGTTCTTCTGGAGCGTGAGGGCGTTGTGACAAACATCATCAACCGGCTTGTTTCAGGTTCAACATGGCTGAATCTGAAAGCAGGCGAAAATAAATTCTATGTTCGTGCGTCTGAGGGGCTGTCAAGCCTGAAAGTCCGTCTTATTCACCGCAATGCGTACTTAGGGGTGTGAAAAATGCAGATTGAAATTTACAATATGACTGTCTTAAATGATAAACTGAATATTTCACTTGAGGCTGTCTGCGACAGCTTTTCTTCGCTTTTGTGGGACATCGAATATTACAAATGCGGTGCTTTTGAAGTATACATTGCTGCATCTCCCCGAAATATCGAGATTTTTCAGACTGGTAGAATTGTTGGCCGTGATGACGACAAGGAACATTTCGGACTGATTGAATCTGTGGAACTTGAAACCGATGCTGAAGATGGAGATTATCTCATCATCAAAGGCAGATTTTTAATGTGCCTTTTAGAAAGGCGTATTATTTACCCAACGTTTAACTTTACAAAACTCATTTCATATTCTCAGATTGCAATGAATGTGGTGCAGCATAATGCTTGTACAGCTGGTATCAGAAAAATTCCGGGACTTGTTGTCGGCTGTTCGTCAGGTTCTTGTTGGGATGCAAAAACAAAGTTGCAGGTCAGTTATGATAATCTGATGGAGTGGGTGTATACCATTTGTGAAAAAATCGGCGGAACTGCAAATATACGCCTGATTAAAACCAATAATGAGCAGTATGAAATGATTTTTGAACTTTTACAAGGTACTGACAGGAGCATATTACAGAAAATCAATCCGCACATCATTTTCTCTGACAGGTACAATAATCTGCTGTCCTTCACCTATTTTACAGATACCTCAGTCAAGAAAAATTACGCCTATGTTCTGGGAAAAGGCGAAGGTGAAAAACGCAAGAGAACCACATATTTTGAAGGAACAGAGCCTTCTTCTCTCGAACGCTATGAAGTGTATGTTGATGCAAAAGACATTTCAAATGAAGAACAGGAAAATGGCGAAACAAAACCATTATCTGAGGAAGAATATTCGGAACTTCTGAAAGAGAAAGGAAAACAAAGTCTTGTTCCCATAACAATGAAATCAGAATCACAGATTGCAGTACAGTCCACACAGTTTCAATACGGTGTGGACTATTTTGTTGGCGATTTTGTCACCGTAGAACATCACAGGTTTGGAATCAGACAGAATAAAATACAGCTTGTCGGAATGATTGAGAGCTTTGACCACAACGGCAGAAATTTAACACCGACATTTAAGGAGGCTTAATATGGCATTTTCATTCGGATTTTTCAATTCTAAAAATCTTGACAGAACATATACTGCTGAGAATTTTACTGACTATCTCGGCAGTATTATCTGTGACGGAATTCAGGACAACTTCGGACAGTGTTTCAAGCTGTCTGCAAGCAAATTGAAACTGACAATCGGTAGCGGAAAGGCTTGGATTCAGGGGCATTATTTCATTTCGGATACGGCATACACCTATGATTTATCTCGCTATGTGGACGAATCCCTGCCGAGATATATGGCGGTTGGAATTTGTTGTAATACTTCTGAAAATGTACGAAATATCGGTTTTGAAATTCTCGCCGGAACTCCTGCCACCAATCCTGCAATACCGAGATTTCAGAATACAGATTACAAGAAATATCTCACCCTTTGCATTATCAGACTTGATGCAGGCACATTAGAACTCAGCATTACAGATTATCGTGAAAATTCAAACTACTGCGGATATGTCCGCTGTATTCTCGGCAAATGCAAGGTCACAGATATGCTTTCGCAGCTTTCTGAAATTCAGACGCAGATAAAAGATTACAACATCACAGTCGGTCAGCTGACAACAAAGATAAACGAGTTAACGCTGAAAATTGATGAGATGACAGGCGATGTGGTTTCTATCGGAAAATGCGGTCAAAGCGTGGATTTTGTACTTTATTCGGACGGCAGACTGCTCCTCAAAGGCACAGGGGCAACATTCGATTATTCTACTGACAGCAATCCGTCACCGTTTCAGAATAATTCCAATATCAAGTCAGTTATTGTTTCAGAGGGCGTGACAGGCATTGGTGAACGACTTTTTCAGTATTGTGATAACTTAAAAACAGTATCACTTCCGACAACGCTTACAGCAATCAAAAAGGCTGCATTTCTGCCGCATATTGATGGATATATTTATCATCAGAGTCTTAATGGCTTAATGGAACTGAAGATTCCGGAACGTGTCACGGAACTTGGCGTAAACGCATTTGCAGGAACGGCAATCAAGTCCGTAACCGTTCCGTCCTCTGTGGGAACCGTAGGTGCAATGGCATTCAGTGAGTGTCAGTATCTTGAAACGGTGAGATATGGCGGCAAAGTCATTAGTGACAGAATGTTTGTACGATGCACAAAACTAAAAAACCTTACGCTTACCCGAAACGTCAAGGAAATTGTGGGCGGCTGTTTCAATTACTGTGAATCTTTGACCACAATCACTTATGAGGGTTCTCTTGCTGATTGGAACGCTGTGAAGAAAAATACAAACTGGGACAGCCATGCAGTTGATATTGAATCTCCGCTTTCAAAAATCCAGTGCCTTGATGGATACATGGAATATGTCACAAGCACGAAAACATGGAAAGAGGTGAAGGAATAATGCTGAAATTCCTTGTAAAGGGACAGAAAATTGAGATTCTGGAACGTGAAGTGATTGCCTCCGACCAGATTGCATTTGTAACACTGAAATTTGTATTTGACGGTGACTGGAAGAAGTTTCACAAGGTGGTGCAGTTTACCCAATGTGATGAAACATACAACCGTGTGCTCTGCACTGACGAACTGTCCTGTTTGCTGCCTGCGGAGCTTCATGCAGGTGCGGTAAAGCTATCCGTATTCGGATATGACGCTGACAATACAGAGGGATTAAGAGCGACAACAGTTTCGGTAACACTGCATATCCGTTCATCCGGATTTGTGGGAGATGATACAGAATCGCCCGTTCCTCCGACCCCCGATTTGTATACGCAGCTTTTACAGAAAATCGGTGAAGTGCAGCACGGGAAAGATGGCGCAGACGGCAAGGATGGAAAAGACGGCTTATCTGCATATGAACTTGCTGTGGAGAATGGTTTTACAGGGACACTTGCAGAGTGGCTTGCTTCTCTCAAAGGGAAAGACGGCGAAAATGGCGTGGATGGGAAAGATGGTGTGAATGGCTCTGACGGTAAATCCGCATATATCATTGCCGTGGAGCACGGTTTTTCGGGAACGGAAACCGAGTGGCTGGAATCGCTGAAAGGGGCAGATGGAAGTGATGCAGATGATATGGATTTATCCGGCTATGCCACCAAAGCGGAACTGCAAAAGATAACGGAAAATGCCGTATATCTGGAAAATCTCATCAAACAGACAAGTTCTGTCAGCGATACCGTTTTATTTGAATCCGGTACAGATGCCCTTGAGAAATACGGCGAAAATATTTACACCTATTACAATGACGGCTATCGTTCTCTTGCAGGTTTTGCGGAGAGTTATCCGCATTTCTGCTGTGCCGAAAATGATTATGCACTGCACTTCAATCAAACAGATTTTGGTTGGGCAGGAACGGTATTTGTGATGTGTCTGACACCTGTTTTCATCACTTCTGCCATGCACTTGATTTTGAATTATGTGGTTGGTGCGTTGGAAAATGCCGAGTTTTATCTGGTGAGAAAAACCGATAAGACAGGCTCTGAACTTGCAAGGCACATTTACGAAGAAATCCAAAACGGCAATGCAGTTTCATTGTCATTTCAATGGCTTTATTCCGATAAGTCCATTTCAGTGATGCAGTCACTGGAAAATGTGTCGGATGGAGAATATTATCTTGCCTTTCAAGGCACATCGGATAATTCCCATCCGATGGTGAAATCTATCAAATTTATGAAAGGGTGATGTTTATGAAAGAAACAATCTGTATGATTGCAGGCGTGGTGGGCGGAGTGATTACCACACTGCTCGGCGGCTGGGATTCCGCATTGGCAACACTTGTAGTTTTTATGGGCATTGACTTTGTGACAGGTGTCGTAACAGCTGTCATGGGCAAATCCAAGCACAGCAGCAGCGGTTCTCTCAGCAGTAAGGCAGGCTGGATTGGGCTTGCGAAGAAGTTCTGCATTCTGCTCATGGTGGTGGTTGGTGTCAGAATTGATATTCTCGTTGGCACAAATTATATCCGTGATACCGTGTGCATCAGCTTCTGTCTGAACGAACTGCTCTCCATTATCGAGAATACGACACTTATGGGAATTCCTTTCCCACCTGCATTCAAAAAAGCAATTGATGTTCTGCAAACGAAAGTAGGCAGAACTGAAGAGGAAAAGGAGGACGAATAAATGGCTATTTTAAGACCTGATACATCAACTACTCTGAATGGAGTGAAAATCAACGAGTATTTACTCACAAAACATAATCCCAACAGAATCGATATGCCCTCTGTTTCAATGGAAGGCAAAGTTATCGGTGTAACAGTTCACAATACCGACTGGATTTCTGTGGCAAGCGGAACGACACCTGCGGAGCAGTATACAAGAGCAACTGTTAATGGCAATATGAAAGATGTCAGGGTGCATTATTACGTTGATAATACCTGTGCATGGCAGAATCTGCCCCACAGCCTGAGCGGCTGGCACGTCGCTGATGGTAGTGGCAATGGCAATCGTAGAACAATTGCGATCGAGTGCATTATGTCATCTGCGTATAATGTGACAGATAAGAAGTCTGAGGACAATTGTGCAAGATTGGCGGCAGCTTTGCTGAAGAAATACAATCTTGATATTAACCACCTCTTTACCCACACCCACTGGCTCAATGTCAGGGACGGAAAATCGGGTACTGTGGATTATCTCAATACTGCAAGAAATCCGTACAAGATGTGTCCGCTGTATATTTTGCCGCACTGGTCCGCTTTCAAGTCAAAGGTGCAGTCTTACATGAAATCAGGTACTTCTGTATCGAAAAATCCGACAACAAAGCTGCTCTACAGAGTTCGCAAAAGCTGGAGTGACGCAAAGTCTCAGATTGGTGCATTTTCTTCTTTGGACAATGCAAAAAAGGCATGTAAACCAGGATATTATGTGTTTGATGCAAACGGCAATGTTGTCTATCCAACCAAAAAGTCCGTTGACGAAATTGCCCGTGAAGTCATTCAGGGTAAATGGGGTAATGGCACTGACCGCAAAAAAAGACTTACAAATGCCGGATATGATTACAATGCCGTGCAGAAGCGTGTGAATGAACTGATGAAATAATATGTCAAATATGTCCCTGAGTAGTTTTTCGGAACTGCTCAGGGATTTTTTCTTTTAGGGGCTAATTTTCTGGAGCTTTTAGCGGACTGTATGGTAGGAGGTGCTGCTTGTGACAACAGAAGAAAAAAGAACCGTTGAGCTTTTGCGGCAAAACGGAAAAAGCAATGCAGAAATTGCAGAGCATTTGCATATATCGCCCAACACTATTAAGTCCTATCTGAAACGCAAGAAAAGAAGTGATAACTCTTGCCTGATGTGTGGCATTACCATTACACAGACACCGCATAGAAAGAAGAAAAAATTCTGCTCCGACCACTGTCGACAGAAATATTGGAGAAAGAATGCAGGAAGAACCTCCGCAATGAAAGAAGTCGTCTGTGCAGGATGTGGAAAGAAATTCTATGCCTATGAAAGCAAACAGCGTAAATACTGCTCACTTCTCTGCTATCACGGAGGTATTGCGGATGAACAGTGAAAAATTACAAAAAATCAGCACCTATAAGGTCACACTTGCTGTTCTGAAAAAGTGGCGGAAAGACGGCATTATTTCGGAACATGAATTTCGTAAATGCGAGTTAAAAATTGCCGAAAAATTCGATATATCTTTGTGCAGTATATATCGTGAAACTGCTTGACTTTAGGTCGCTTCTGATTTAATATGTAACACTGAGGAGGGATACTATATGGCACGCACCATAAAAAAGGTCGAATTTCTGCCTAAAATGCCAAAACTGCTGAACGTTGCCGCTTATGCCAGAGTGTCCAGCGGCAAAGATGCCATGCTGCATTCTCTTTCCGCACAGGTAAGCTATTACAGTGAAAAAATTCAGAAACACACCGGATGGAAATATTGCGGTGTGTATGCAGATGAGGCAGCAACAGGTACGAAAGACAACAGAGAACAGTTTCAGAAACTTCTTGAAAAATGCCGTGCTGGCAGCATGGACTTGATTCTTACGAAATCCATCAGCAGATTTGCACGAAATACCGTCACATTACTTGAAACTATACGTGAATTGAAAGATTTAGGTGTGGATGTTTATTTTGAAGAGCAGAATATTCACAGTCTTTCAGCAGACGGCGAACTGATGCTGACGATTCTTGCAAGCTATGCACAGGAAGAAAGCCGTTCAGCAAGCGAAAATCGCAAGTGGCAAATCCGAAAAGACTTTAAAGAAGGCAAAATCGGGAGCATTACAATTTTCGGGTATCGGAGAAATGCTGACGGTATTCTGGAAATTGAACCCACGGAAGCAGAAATCGTTAAGATGATTTTTTCGGACTATCTTTCCGGAATGGGCGGTCTGAAAATTGCAAAGAAACTGAACGAAATGGGTATCAGAACAGCACAAGGGAATCTCTGGACATCTCCAAGAATTAAGGAATTGCTGTCCAATGAAAAATATGTCGGCGATATGCTTTTACAGAAATATTTCCGCAATAATCATATAGAAAAGAGAAAAATGCAAAACAACGGTGAACTTCCCAAATATCTGGTAGAGGATGCACATGAAGCGATTATTGACCGCGATACATTCCAAAAGGTGCGGGAGTTGATTGCACAAAGACAGTCAAAATTTTCTCATACAGGTTCAAAAAACCGCTATCCATTATCGGGAATGATACAGTGCGGATGCTGCGGAAAAAATTATCAGCGAAAAGTATTCAAGCAAGGTTCTGCATGGATTTGTGCCACATTTGTAAGGCGTGGAAAAAAATACTGTCCTGCTGCAAAGCAGATACCTGAAAACATTCTGCAATCCGTTCTTTGCGAGGTTTTAAGGTTGGAGAAGTATGACGACGACGCAGTTCTGAAATATATTCGGCAAATTATTGTTCCCGAACCAAACGAACTGATTTTTATCTTTTATAATGGTAAACAGGTTCAGAAACATTGGGAAAATCCGTCACGTTCTGAAAGCTGGACGGAAGAAATGAAACAAAAAGCAAAGGAAAGGAGTTTACAATGGCACGAAAAATCACAATGATTCCGCAGACCATTAATCCGCAGACACGAACGGCAATGGATACGAGAACAAAACGAAAAGTAGCAGGTTACGCCCGTGTTTCAACGGATTATGAGGAACAGATTACTTCCTACGAGGCACAGGTTGATTATTACACAAATTACATTCAAAGTCGTGATGACTGGGAGTTTGTCAAGGTCTATACAGACGCAGGCATAAGTGCGACAAACACACGGCATCGTGAGGGTTTCAATCAAATGGTGGAAGATGCACTTGCCGGAAAAATCGACCTTATCATAACAAAGAGTGTGAGCCGTTTTGCACGAAATACCGTGGATTCTCTTACTACTGTACGTAAACTGAAAGAAAAAGGAATTGAGGTTTACTTTGAAAAAGAAGGTATTTATACGCTGGACTCTAAAGGGGAATTGCTCATTACGATAATGTCAAGCCTTGCACAGGAAGAATCACGCTCCATTTCCGAAAACGTTACATGGGGACAGAGAAAACGCTTTGCAGACGGTAAAGTCTGTCTGCCATACAGCCATTTTCTTGGCTACAAAAAGGGAGAGGACGGCTTGCCGGAAATTGTACCGGAAGAAGCTGAAATTGTCCGCTTTATCTACAGAAGCTACATGAACGGTCAGACATCTTACGCCATTGCAAAAATTTTGACAGAACGCCATATTCCAACTCCGGCAGGCAAGGAAAACTGGCGGCAGTCCACCATTGAAAGCATTCTGACAAATGAAAAATACAAGGGCAGTGCACTTCTGCAAAAGAAATTTACAACGGATTTCTTAACCAAAAAGACCAAAATCAATGAAGGAGAAGTTCCGCAGTATTACATAGAGGAATCTCACGAACCAATAATTTCTCCGGAAGATTTTGAAGAAGTGCAGGCTGAATTTACAAGACGCAAGAAACTTGGCAGAAAATACAGCGGCAGTACGATGTTTTCTGCAAAACTGGTCTGCGGCGACTGCGGACACTTTTTCGGTTCAAAGGTCTGGCACTCAACCAGTAAATACCGCCGTGTAATTTGGCAATGCAACAACAAATTCAAGGGAGAGCATTTCTGTTCCACGCCGCATCTTTATGAGGATGAAATTAAAATACGGTTTATCTCCGCCTTTGCTGCATTTTTTCAGAACAGAGAAATGGTGCTGGAAACTTGCAGGATGCTGTTGGAGGATTTGTCCGATACTTCTGCTCTGGATACTAAAATAGAAATGCTGACCATGGAATTGAACGACATTGGCATTCTGATTCGTGAGCATATTCAGAAAAATGCGGAATCCGTACAAAATCAGGATTCTTACAACCTTCGCTACGATGAGCTGACAGGACAATACGAGAGAAAGAAAGGATTGCTCCAAAAAATGCAGCAGAAACGTATTGAGCACCAGAGTAGAATTGAATCAATGGCATCATTTCTGAGAACTCTTGAGAAAACCAACGAACCCATCGACTATTTTGATGACGGTATCTGGCGAACGACCATCGAGAAAGTAACCGTATTCCATGATGGCAGAATGGTTTTCCAATTTGTTGACGGAACGGAGATTGAAGCATAAAGCAAGAAACCCACTATGGCATTAAGCTGTAGTGGGTGCTTTTTTTGCTTTTCACAAGAAAACGATAGGTGGGTGCATACTGGAAAACGATAACTGAAAAAGGGTGCATTTTTACTTTGGGAGGGTGCATTTTTTGCCCACAAGAAAACGATTACTTTTCTCAAAACGCCCCAAAGTGTGAAATCAAAGCGTATTTTTCACCGAAAATCTTACATAAGAAAACGATAAAAGCCTGAAAACAACGAAGTTTTCAGGCTTTTTGACAATGAAAATGCACCCTTATTTTGTATCAAAATAAGGGTGCAGGTATGGTGGAGGCGACGAGAATTGAACTCGTGTCCGAAAACAAATCCACACAACTTTCTACGAGCGTAGTTTATCTACATTGATTCCCTTTCAAAACCGCCGGTAAACAGGCTGCTAAGAAAGGTAGTTCAAATCCGATCCTGCGGTGTGAACAGGCCGCCGGAACGTTCACCACTGCAATGATGCCGCAGCGTAGGCCGTGGTACTCCTACGGGCGACAGTAGCTGACTTAGGCAGCTACCTGCAGGCTCTTGTTAAAGCTTACAGAAAAGTTCTTTTTAGCGTTTAATTTTAAACGTGCCGCTGTTTAAAGAGATGCGACAATCTCTGCTCGCTTATCATGCTTCATCGTCCCCGTCGAAACCGTTACGCCCCCATTCTGCCAATCTTTACTGGTTGTGTTCCTTTACTGCACGGCGAATTTGCCGCTGGGCATCTTGTTTTGCAGCCGTCTGCCGCTTATCATACAGTTTTTTACCCTTACAGAGTCCCACCTGTACTTTCACGCGGGAATCCTTAAAATACAGCGAAAGCGGCACCAATGTCAAACCGTCCTGCTTCACCTTGCCGAACATACGGTTGATCTCCTGACGATGCATCAGTAATTTCCGCACCCGCATAGGGTCTGTCCGGAACAGTCCGTCTTTCTCATAGGGTGTGATATGCATGCCCTTGATAAACAATTCTCCGTCAGAAATATCGCACCAAGCATCTTTCAGATTCACATGCCCCTGCCGGATAGACTTGACCTCGTTCCCCTGCAAAGAAATTCCTGCTTCATAGCGTTCCAGAATGAAATATTCATGCCGTGCCTGCCGGTTTTCGCAAATCTGCTTTGTTCCTTTCGTCTGCATGATATGACACTCCTTCCGCAAATGATGATGTTTTCATTATAGCATAATTCTATCTATATGTCAAGCTTTTTTGAAAAAATCTTTGCAAGTCCATTCATTTCTGGCTCGGTATGAAAACCGCATAGTCATCCCGATACCAATACTCCGGTCCGCCGGAAAATTGCAGCATTGCACACTTCGAAATGACTTGCTTCAGATACTCGATTTCATTTTTAGCAGTATGATCCGAGATCACTTTCAGGATATTCACGGAACACCCGTCTGCCCAGCCGCTGTATTGCAAAAAGATATACACCGGTTTCTCGTTCATGACAAGCACATACTCCCGAATCTGAGGATTTCGAATGTGCGGCACTACCATTCTTCCATATTCTTCTGCCAGTGCATTGCGAAATTTTTGATTTTGTTCCCAATCTTCCAGACGAACATTGATCCAATAAACCTGTTTCGCTCTATCGCCATGCACAGTACAACAATCCAGATGCAAAGGAAATCCCTCATAACTGGTAAGCTCCAGCGACTGTAATCGACGCAGCGTGTCATCATCGATATAGAGAAACCGCAACGCACAGGGCAAAAAACGAGAACTCTTATGTTCTTCATCATTGGTATCAGGAAAATCCGATCGTTTCATAGCGATACCTCCCATTTTCGTTTCCATATCATTTCATAAGGCAATACCGCATCAGTTTCTTCACCATTCTCATCTTCCCCTATGCACGGAACAGCTCCGAACCCCTCATATACTCTGCCGTCATTGCAAATCACGCTGACACGATGCCCCTCAATAAGATCAATTTTAGGCAATACCGCACAAAGAGCGTCTGGCGACTTTGCACGCCATCTGCTTGCAAATTTTCCGTCATATTTCACAAAAATGCTCGTGAATACATCAAGTATTCACTCCGCTTTTTGTTTCATCTGACGAAAAATTTGACGACGCATCTGTCGCACAATCTTTGTGCGGTATTGCCTTTACGATTCCATACTGCGAACAATGGCATAAAATCATCACTTCACGCAAACATTCTATCTGAAGTCAGTTCCAGATGTCAATGCTTTTGGAAAACGCTCCCGATTCGCCGGATTCAAAATCACATCATATGGCACTGCATCAATATATGCTCTTTTCTCCCATGCCCGCTCCGGTTCCACCGTAATTTTCGATTCCCGAAATCGCGGGTTGGCACGCAGAAATGCTGTGATCGCCGGATACCACTGGTATGTTACAGAGGCAATTCGAAAAGTCACTGTCTCCTGAAACACACCCCACGCACGCACTTTGCACCACGTGTCCTGGTAGACCGCAATCAGCTGCCGTTTCAGCGTGTCGTTCGGCGTGCAGGCATACTGTTCCGCCAGCTTCTGTTGACTGGCGTTTCCGTATTGCTGCACCAGCTTCACAACAGAATCAAACTCAAAAGTTTCAGAGGGGTGATGCAATACTTCAATTGCCGTTTCCGATACCGAAAGCAGCCACGCACCACCTAAAACCATGCCATACATATTCAATCACTCCGCCTTAAAGTTATAGACCGGCTGGATTTCCCGCACCACTTCTGCGGTCGGCGTGATTTGTTCCAGAATGGCTTCCTTGCTCTTGTATGCCATAGGGCATTCGTCCAGCGTTTCTGCACTGACAGTCGAGGAATAAATGCCCTCCATTTCCTTCCGATAGGCATGCACGGTAAAAGAATTCTTGGCATCGCTCCGGCTCATCAGTCTGCCGGCTCCGTGAGGAGCAGAACAATTCCACTCGGCATTGCCCTTTCCTCTGCAAATCAGCGAACCGTCCCGCATATTGATCGGAATCAGCAGCAACTCCTCTGCCTGTGCAGAAACCGCCCCTTTCCGAAGAATCCGGTTTTCTATATCGATATAGTTATGAATCGTCGTGAACCGTCCTTGTTCTTTCAGCTTACAGCCTTTCAGAATAGTATCCGTAATTGCCCGACGGTTCCAGTCGGCGAATTCCTGCATGATCTGCATATCGTGAAGATACTGCTCCAGCAGTTCCCCTTCACAGTATGCCAATTCATAGGGAATTTCCCCGTTTTCTTTCAGCAGAGCATACGCCTTGTCCTGATAGTACTTTGCCACCTGTAAGCCGGCATTTCGGCTGCCGGAATGCACTACCAGATACAGTGTGCCGTCCTCTGCCTTGTCCACTTCAATAAAGTGGTTGCCGCCGCCCAGTGTCCCCAGACTGCATTCCGCACGGGGCATGGAAACTGCTTCTTTACAGTACAGTTCTTCCAGTCTGGTATTGGCGATATATTTGTGTGCGGCACTGCGAATCTCAAAGCCGCAGGGAATATTCTTGTGAATGAAACTGTCCAGTTCCGGCAGGTTGATTCTCTTGGCTTTCAATTCCACCGTTTCCATGCCGCAGCCAATGTCTACACCCACCAGATTCGGCACGATCTTATCCGTAATGGTCATGGTCGTTCCAATGGTACAGCCCTTGCCTGCGTGTACATCAGGCATAATGCGAATCCGGCTGCCCTTGGTGAATTCCTGTGATACCAGCTTCTGAATCTGCCCCTCGGCACCCGCTTCTATGGTATCTGCATAGACGATCGCTGTGTTATAAGTGCCTTCTATTTTAATCATCGAGTTCACTCCCCTTGTGTTTCTGTTTTCTGGAATATTTCTTCTTGTCCGGCAAGACCTGTGTGGCAGGGTTGACATTTCCCCAATCGCCGCGTTTCTGGTCGTTCAGTGCTTTCTGTTTCTTCTTGCTTAGTTTTTCAAATGGTACGAATTTTTCCATGATCGTTTCTCCTTTCGGGTAAAAGTATGTTTCTTTTCTGTTTTACGAATGCTTAGGAAACACTGAATAAAGCTTGTGCGTAAGATGCGTAGTCAGATTTTTCGGCAGATTGCATAGAAATTCCGCAGACATACTGTATGTATGGCAAGGGATTTCTGGGCAATATGACGGAAAATCTGCAAGCAGATTGCGTGCAAAGCCGTCAGGCGGGCTTTATGCAGTGTTTCCCTTATACAGCTTTCTTTTCCAGCCGCCGTGACGGACGATAGACCAGCAGGGCAATGCCGATCAATACTGCGGTTGCTGCGAGGCTGACCGGATAAACCAGCATGATCGTCTGAAATGTCTGACTTTTCTGGAACACGATATAGATCCACGCGAACCGGATTCCGCAAACACCGATCGTTGTCAAAATTGCCGGCACCAGCGAAATGCCAAATCCGCGGAGATAGCCGGACATCACTTCATACAGCATGCTGAACACGTAGGCGGAAAAAATGGTGACCAGACGGACATACCCGATCTGAATTACTTCCGGATCGTGGTTGAAAATCGACAGCAGGAATTTACCGGAAATCAAAATCAGCCCGATTGCCGCCGCAGATGCAATGGCATCTTCCGCCAGACACAGCCCCAGTACCTTTCGGCAACGCCGCATATTGCCTGCCCCGTAATTTTGTCCCACAAACGTCGTGCACGCCTGACTGAACGAATTCAGCACGTAGTACGCCAGTATCTCCAGATTGAACGCCGCACTGGAAGCCGCGATCACCGTAGTTCCCAGACTGTTGATAGCAGACTGTATCACAATGTTTGCCATTGCAAAAACAGCACTCTGAATTCCCGCCGGAAGTCCGATTTGCACAATGCGAAGCAAACTCTGCCGGTCAATGCACAAGTCGCTCCGTGACACGCGAACGCATTTGTCAGTATGCAGCAGTTTCCAAAGCAAAATCAAAGAGCTGACACCGTTGGCAATTACTGTGGCAATTGCCACGCCGTTGACGGTCATATGCAGCACGATGACAAAGAACAGGTTCAGAATCACGTTCAAAACGCCGGAAATCAATAGAGCCTGCAATGGAATCTTCGTATCGCCGATGCTCCGGAACACTGCCGCTTCAAAATTGTAGAGAAAAATGACCGGCAGCCCCAACAGATAAATCCGCAGATACAGCAATGCCTCCGGAAAAACATCGTCCGGCACGTGAAGCAGTCCCATGACTTTTCCTGCTACCAGTTCCCCGATAACTGTTACCACAATGCCGCTGAGCACCGCTACGATTAAGGCGGTATGTACGGCTTTCTTGACGGACCGCATGTCCTTTCTGCCGATAGCATTGGCAATTACGACGTTGGCACCCAGTGCAATACCAATAAATAAGTTTAGAATCAGCCCGATCAGCGGACTGTTTGCCCCTACCGCCGCAACGGCAACAGTTTTATCCCCGCTTGAAAAATTGCCTACAATGGCAATATCCGATGCATTAAACAGCTGTTCCAGAATCGCCGTGGCTGCAACCGGAAGTGCAAAGCGTGGCAGCTTGTCCCAAAGTGACCCGTGCAGCATATCGATCTTGGCAGGAACTTTTTCTATTCCCATAGCGAATACCTCTTTCTATATATTACGGAAACACTGCATAAAATCCGCCTGACGGCTTTGCACGCAATCTGCCGAAAAATCTGACCGTGCATCTTACGTACAAGCTTTATGCAGTGTTTCCTGAATGCTGTCATTTTTATTATAGCACATTTTCGTCTGAATAGCAAATCGAAATGAAGAAGCGTAAAAATCAGTTTTCGGCATGTTTAGTGTGACTCGCTCCATTTACTTTCGTTTATTTTGCAGAATTCTACTTTTAATCGCATAAATTGATGGAAAAACATTGAAAAATAAGCTTGACAAATTCGTTGTACTGTGCTATAATATATAAGTCGGTTGACGAGATAAACGAAACCGATAAACGCCATGCGGGTGTAGTTCAATGGTAGAATTCCAGCCTTCCAAGCTGGTTACGTGGGTTCGATTCCCATCACCCGCTCCAAAAGCGCCTTTAACTCAGCTGGATAGAGTAACTGCCTTCTAAGCAGTAAGCCACTGGTTCGAATCCAGTAAGGCGCGCCAAAAGTCCCGCAGAGGGACGCATATATGGTGGGTGTAGCTTAGCTGGTTAAAGCGTCGGATTGTGGTCCCGAAGATCGTGGGTTCGAATCCCATCTCCCACCCCACAAAATATCACGCAAAAAAGGTATAATACAGTTCCTGAACCGGAATTTGTATTATGCCTTTTTTGTGTTATCCTAACAAAATCCTAACGTGCAAAGCCAAAGTTAGCATCCCCCATTTCCTGACGAATCCATCCCCAAAGCAAAAAAATTCCTCCCAACCACTAACCTGTTGAGAGGAATCTTTTTTTAATAAGGTTTATTACAGTTTACGCAGCCAGAACGCTGTCCATACCTTCAATGGTAAAGGTAATGCTAAAGCTGTTCTTCGGCATGGTATAATCCAACGCTGCCAGATCAGTGTTGTAAATGTTCACCAGTTCCATGTAGAAATTGCCCTGATCATCAGCCATTACCAGCGGTTTGTCAATCGGGATCTCCTGATCGTCGCACTTTACAACAACATCGCTGACTTTCAGCGTGTTGTTAAAGGCAAAGTCTGTGCTGACAAACAGCATGTTCAGCTTGCTGCTGTCAGAGGAGAAATCGTAACCGTCCACAGAAACGGTATAAGTACCGTCTGCGGAAATGGTCGCATCTGTAAATTTCGCACCAGTGTCAATGATCTGGTCGTCCTCGCCCCACTTGATCAGTGTGTTGAAGTAATCCGTGTCCTTGCCGTACTTGGCATCGCTGCAGGTGTTCCGGAATGTGTAAACTTCCGTCTGAA